GGCGTTACAGGTATGGCTCGGTATACTTTATTATTTAGTAGCGCTACTGCTTATACTATTACACGTACAGCTTAATTAGGAGAATATATTATGGCTTTAACCTCAGATATATTTACTATCACTCCTACTTATAGTGCAACGCTTTTTCGAGCTGCTGCCGCTATTGCTGGTGCAGGTGCTATAACATTAATTACTAGTCAACCATTAGATAATGGTGCAGGGTATAAACCAATATTTACTTGTGCAGGTGATGCAACTGCCGCTACATTCACTATCGTAGGATTTGTAGTAGGAGATTTAACGGGTAATACTACTACTGAAACTGTAGCAGGCCTCAATGCTAATATTGCAACTTCTGTAAACTATTATTCTCAAATTACTAGCATTTCTTCCGATGCAGCTGTAGCAACCAATGTAAGTATTGGTACCCTCATTACAGATGGTGTTGCTCTACCAAGAGCCAGACTAAGAGGATTTTATTATATAGCAACCGCCGTAGCAGGGTCTATCACCCTTCGGGCAAACGGAGGAACAGCTGCTGATAGAATATTATTAAGTATAGCTACTCCAGCTATAGTCGCGGCGCAACAAATGTCTTTACCCGGTGATGGTATATTAATGGGTGGGAGTGGAGCAACATCTGCTTTTGCTGTACTAATTAATACTACCAACGTTACTTCACTCACTGCATTCGTGGGATAATAATGTTAAACATGGATGATTCGACGAAACACATATTAGACTTCGCGTCTATATTTACAGCGGTGGGAACAGTATTAAAATGGCTTCCTTACTTAGCTGCAATCTTTACTATTGTTTGGACGGGGATTAGGATATATGAAACACAAACGGTTCAGACATTAATAGCAAGGAGAAAAGAAAAAAAAGCGAAAGCTACTAATCAAATGCCGGCACCTAGGATTAAAAAATAAGATGCCTACAAAAAGTAAGAAGCAAGAGAAGTTTATGCGAGCGGTGGCTAATAGCCCTAAGTTTGCTAAAAAGGTAGGTGTTAATCAATCAATTGGACGAGAGTTCACTCAGGAGAAAGACATGAAGAAAGTTAAGAAAATGCAAATGGGCGGTATGACAGATCGCGAAGGTCGCGCTATGGCAACTGGACGTTATGCAAATGACCCAAGACTTATGGCAGACGCACGAGGTCGCGCTATGATGAATAAAGGTGGTAAGGTTAAAAAAATGAGAGATGGTGGAAACACTTCTCGCACGAATGAACTTGAAGAACTAGGTCGCGTAGACGCAGAAAGGGGTTACTCTCCTGACGCCAGAAGAAATCTTAGAGATGAAAAAGCTCGTGTTGTTCGCGAGATTAAAGGCAAAGCAGCTGGCGGAGCAATTAAAGCTGTAAAGGTAGCTAAGAAACTAGCAGGCAAAATAGGACGCGCTTTAGCTAAAGATAAAAAGGGTATGACTAAAGCTCAACTAAAAGATGCTGGTGGTCGCGCTATGAAAAAAGGTGGAATGGTTAGAGGTTCCGCATCTAAACGTGCAGATGGTATAGCACAAAAAGGCCATACACGTGGTCGCATGGTTTAATTAAGGAGAAATAAAAATGCCATTACAAGATAGAAAAAAATACTTAGCAAAAAGAAAAGCTCTTAAACTCGCTAGTATGGAAGAAGAAGAAAAAGATGCTTTAGCTATTATGGAAAAGTATCGTGGAAAAACTCGCAGAGACAGTGGTGTTCAAGGTTTAAATAAATATTTAAGTAAACAGAGGATAGCAAAAAACCGTAACAAACGACGTCACGAAAGAGAACGTCTAGCAGCCATAGAACAGGCTAAACAAGATGAAAAGAAAGTAGTTAAAAAGCCTGTAATTAAAAAAACTAAACCAACAGACCCTAATAGAGGTAATAAAGTACCAGGTATTCATTCTACAGAATACTTAACTACTACTCCTAGACCTGATTTTGATAAAACTAAGGTTAAAAAAGCTGATAGAGAAAAAGGATTACTGATCGATAAAACTACACGAACTACAGATAAAAAAGATGATAGTTCTACTCTACAAAAACTCTTTGGACCTAGTAAAGAAAAAGTAGAAATGGGTAAAGACCAAATGAAGAGAGCTCGTGCTTCTATGGGTATGAAAAAAGGTGGTAAAGTAAAAGGATATAGAACTGGCGGTTTTACAAAAGAAGATATAGATGCTAAAAACAGAAAAATGCTCGGTAAAGATAAAGTTAAAGAAAAACATATATCAGGCGTAATTCTTGACCCATCATCAAGACGGGGTAAGCTACCTAAATCTATAACTAAAAAGCAGTTTGAAGCTTTACATCCAATGAAACATGGTGGTGTTGTTAAACGCACTAAGATGGGTAAAGTTAGAACTGCCAATCCTCGCAACATTGATGGTATAGCTAAACGTGGTTTAACTAGAGCTAAACATAGATAATGAGGGCTTCTCGTGGGATGGGTATTATAATGCCGAGCAAATGTTGTAGTAAGGTATTGTCACGCCCCTCTACGGTTAATAAAAAAAGGATTAAACGTGACTGTAAAAAAAGATAAAAAGAAAAAGAAAAGACTTAATATTAAGGAAGCAATTAAGAACCCAGGAGCTTTAAGAAAATCTTTAGGAATTAAAAATGGACAAACTATCCCTATTAAAACTTTAAATAAACTTGCTAATGCAGGAGGTAAACTAGGACAAAGAGCACGGTTTGCTAAAACACTTAGAGGTCTGGGAAGAGGACGATAATGACAACTACTAATACACATGCATTTAATTTAGATCTAAACTTGCTTGTTGAAGAAGCATTTGAAAGATGTGGAGTAGAATTAAGAACAGGATATGATTTAAGAACAGCTACTCGTAGCTTAAACTTATTAACTATTGAATGGGCTAACCGAGGGATCAACTTATGGACTGTAGAAACAGGAAGTATACCGTTGGTTGCAGGAACAGCCACTTATAATTTGCCCGCGACTACCATCGACCTCATGAGTCAAGTCATAAGAACTGGGACGGGAACGGCTCAGTCTGACATAGCTATTACTAGGGTGTCAAATCCTACTTATGCATCTATCCCAAGTAAGAATGACACGGGCAGACCCATCCAAATTTATTTAGATAGACAAGCAGTAATTCCAACAGTAACTATGTGGCCTATTCCAAATGATGCAAGCTATACCTTTGTCTATTGGTTCTTAAAAAGATTAGACGATGCAGGTACCGGTGTAAATACACAGCACATACCATTTAGATTTTTACCGTGTTTAGTAGCAGGTTTAGCATATTACTTGTCTATAAAAATACCAGAAGCTGGACCAAGAATACAAATGTTAAAAGCAGAATATGAAGAGCAGTGGCTACTCGCATCTACAGAAGATAGAGAAAAAGCAACACTTGTTATTTCACCAAGAAGTTCTTACGTATAAGGAAAATAAGATGGCTGATAAAAAGAAAAACTATAGGAACACTGGCGGCGGAAGAAATGCTCCTAAATTATTACCAGAAATACCAAAAGAAGCAAGGGGTACCGGCCGCGGAAGAAATTTAGGCACAGAAAAAATTACGGACCCTCTAAAGAAAAAAATAAAAAAAGTTACAGCTCCTATAAAGAAAAAAATAAAAGAGTTTGCTAATCGAAAAACTAAAGAATATCGAGACGCTGAACGGAAATTTCAAAAAAAGATGTATGACCCATATTCTACTGAGGAAAAAAGTGCTCTTGATTATGTCAAGATGCACCCCGTCTTTGGTATGAGGACAGCAGCTGCGACAGAATTAAATAAATTAATTAATACAAAAGAAGAAAGAAAAGCAGCTGGCTTAAATTATAAAAAAGGTGGAGCAGTACACAGAATGCCAGATGGTACAATAATGAAAGGTGCTAAACACGGAATGGAAGCTGGTGGTTATGTTTTAAGTGCTGATGAAAAAAGGAGACGAAAAGAATTTAAGAGCGCCAAAGCAGTTAAAAGTAATGTAGGAAAGAAAATGAAAAAAATGAAACATGGCGGAATGGTTATAGTAGACAGACAGTATTTGAAGGG